GAGAAATAGGCGAACCGACCTGCCAAACGCCAATCAGCGCCCATGTTGATGCGCTTGAGGGATCGGTGCCGCGATAGACGATGATTTCGCCTTGATCGGTTATGAAAACAAGGTTGTCGTCAACGCCATAGCCCGCGTCTATCGTCCATGTCGCCATCGCAATCAGTCGCCCACCGTTGCGAGCCACCGATGACAAGTCAAGAACGTTTGCCGCGCCGCCTACCGATGCCGTGGGCAAATACCACGCCTTCAACGTGTCCTTTTGGATAAACCACATGCGGTTTTTGAACAGCGTGGGGCCGTGCAAATCCGTTGTGGTGACGCCTGTGATGGCAGGACTGCTGCTGCCGTCAATCGGTGTCCACGTTGACCCGTTGTAGAGCAGCGGCTTGTCTACGCCGTTGGCTGCGTAAAGAAAACTGCCGCCCGCAGTCGTGATATTGGCGTATTCAAAGCGGCTGTTGGTTAGCCCTGTGACCACCGCAGCGCCCACCGCCCCTGCTGCGGTAACGTCGAAAATTTCGCCGCCTACGATGGCGAACATTTCGTCGTTGGTGCCGCCGTTGAAGGTCATCAGCGTTTCAATCTGCCCCGACATTCCCGTAGCGTGCGGTTCCCAGCCACCACGCAACCCAACACTTGAAACGCCGGGGAACAGATTGTCCAGCGTTACCGCGTCGGTCGGAGCCATATTGGCGAGCGAGTCGCGGGCGTTCCAGCCGCCCACGGGGGCGGGGAGCGAGGCGACGTTGTTGCTCGTCCTCTGGATTAACCGGCGGCGAACGGGCGATGCCATTATGGTAACATCCCCATATGTGCCAAATGGGAGGATGTATGGAAATTTGGAAACCTGTAGTTGGTTATGAGGGGTTGTACGAGGTTTCTGATGCTGGACGTATTCGTAATATGCGTACGGGCAAAATTAAGACGTATACGCATGACCGGCAAAAACGTCGGCCTTTTGTTGGGCTTTGGCGTAACAACAAAATTCGCATTATTTACCCGCACAAAGCGGTGTTGGAGGCTTTTGTTGGCCCACGCCCATCGCGCATGGAGGCTTGCCACAACAATGGCGATCCGTTTGACAATCGGCTTGAAAACTTGCGATGGGATACTTCGCGCAACAATCAACTGGATCGCATTAAACATGGCACCTCCAACAGAGGGGAGCGATGCGCTGCGGCTAAATTGACCGAAGCGCAAGTGCTGGCTATTCGTGCCGATACGCGGTTTCAACGTGAAATTGCTGCGGATTATGGCGTTCAGGAAAACACCATTAGTCGCATCAAATCGCGGCAAAGGTGGAGCCACGTTCATTGACTGTCGGTTCCGTAATTTGAGTCCGGCAAATTGTCGTAGCCGATGAGAACGGTGCCGGGGCGCGGCGCAAACGAGAGGTTAGCGGCTGCCGTGTCTTGCCCCACCGCTGTCTCAAACTCCATGAGGTAATCGCGGTAAAGGGCGGTCGTGTCAAAACCCTTGGCCTCAAAATACTTGAGTTTTGTACCCAGCACCATGAGGCGGTCGGGGTAGATGCAGGTATCGGTGTCAGCGGTAAACGAGTTCTTTGGCGTGCCGTCTGCGGCCTCTGCCCATGCCTTGCTGCGGTACTCAAACCCGAGCAATTCGCCCGCATTCATACCCGGCCAAATCTGGAAGTATTTGCCGAGCAGACGCCAGCGGATACGTGGGCCGGTGCTGATGTACCCCGAGAGCAGCCATTCCCATTGCTGCGGGGACTCGGGGCCGAGCATTTCCCAACGCTTGCTCTTGTCCCAATGCGTGCGGTTGACCGTGCTGACGTAATCCGCAGGCAGGTCGTATTTGACCTTTTGGAAAAGCACCTGCCCACCTATCTGCGCCTCGGTTGGCGTGTAGTTGAGCGTCACGCTGGTCGGGCCTACGCCTGTGACGTAGGTGGCGTTTGGGATGCCCACGCCTTGCACTTGATACTGCGTTGACAGCCCTGCTGTAGACGGTATGCCGGTGATTGTCGCTGCCGAGGTTGTCCACGTTCCCGTGGTCGTGATCGCCTCGGTGTAGAACGTATGCTGGCGCGTCAGTTCTCGCCAGTCAGCACGACGGAGCAATTCGTAACCACACGCATTCATCAGCGCCAGCAACTGCACAACGTCTTGGCTGTTGTTGCCCGCTACGGTGGTCGGGGTCGGGATGCCTAATTCTTGCGTGCATTCCGTAATCAATTGCACCATCGTGCTGCCCATACTATGCCTCCGCTAATTCTTTCGGGGGTCGGCCTCGACGCTTCGTTTCCATCAGCGTCGCCATCTGCGCTTGCAATTCTGCAAGTTGCTTCTTCGTGTCCTCAAGTTCCGCGCTCGCTTCGCTGCGGTTCTTGCGGTTCAGATACAAACGCGCACGGTCGCGCAACCCGATGCCGCCCATACCGATACGCTGAAGTTGCGCATCCGAGGCCAGCGCCAGTTGCTCGACGGTGACAAATTTCAAGATGTTTAACTCCGCGATCTGGTCGCGGTTGATTTCCTCAGGAGCGTCCTTGTTCCATTGCGTGAGCGGCGTACCGATCTCTTGCGCTGCACCCTCGCTCTGCTGCATCTGGTAATACAGCCATTGGCGCGGAAACCGTGCCTTGTGATCGTCGCGCAGGGGCTGGTCAAGGATGTTGGTCTTGTCGCCGGGGGACATGATCCGAACGTAAGTCTTGCCCTTGTTTGCACCTTCGTCGCGGGTGTAGAACTCAACGTGCAGTTGGGCGTCGGCGTTGCTGATGTCGCTGTCTAACATTTCCGTTGCTCCTGTGGGGATTACAGGTTGTTGACCTGTGTTACGGTACAAATTACAGAGGGAATTGCGGGATAAACGCTTGTGGCGCTTGCCGCGAGTAAAACTACGTCGGTGTCGTCGGCCTCGTACATCAATTCTACATAATTGGTGGCGTCAAGTTGTATCAAGAAGTTCCAAGCGGCGACTACCTCTGCTGAAGAACCTTGAATAACCACTCGGCTTGCCGTGTTCGGCACGTTGGTGCCGTTTTTGCGTAGCCAAATATGGATAACTGCCGCTGCGCCAGAGGTTTTATCCAACTGCGCCGAAAACTGGACGTTGTAGACGCCTTGATTGTCCACCACGATGCGCGACGTAGGCGAGCCAATGCTGACGCCGTTTGCCGCGTCGGTGGTGGTAAACGTCATTGCATAAGCGGTATTGATTGATGCAACGGTCTGAAGTGCTGTGCTTGAAAACGCACCGTAGTGCAGGATCGGAACCGCGCCGTTAAACCCTTGCAGTTCTTCCCACGCGCTGTTGCTAACGGCAAAAAACGCCGCTGCGCTGCCGATATTAATTACCGCTGAACTTGCACCGTTAATTGTAGATGCTGCCTCATACGGGTACACCGTCAGCGCGTTTGCACCCGAGTTGGTTATCCATATCAACTCGCCCATTTCGGTCGGCGGCAGTTTGACGCCAGCGCCCGAGGCCACCGTGGTGATGTTGTTGTAGACAAACGTGATCGCTGTGGCGTTGCCCGCTGACGTTCCTGCTGCGCTTACCGAGGCATTACCGTCACCGCAAATGGAAACGGTGGACAGGCTGTTGACGCCTGACCCTAGCACGCGAGACGGGATCGCCATTAGGCCGCCTCGGCTTGGTTCTTGCGCACGTACATGATTTCTGCAATCAGTCCGTCGCCTTTTACGTCAAGGTTGAGGTCGGGCATGACCTCAAACAGTTTCTGAAACTCGTTGGCCTGCTGGGCCATTGCCATGTTGCAGTTAAACTTCCTGCCAAGCGGGCCGCCTACCCAAATGTCCACAGTTGCACCCGGCATTTCGCCGCCGAACCGCTTGCGACCGTCTGGGCCGTTGCATGAATCGTATCCGTACATCGTGAAGTTACGGAATCCAAGTACATAGCCGATATTGATGGCTCGTAGCCCCGAGGTCGTGCCGCCACCCACAGCAACCTTGCCGGGGCCGATGGCTTCCATTTCCGGCCCGGGCGCCCATGAATGCCACAGCAGCACTTTGCGCCCTTTCAGATAATCAAACATGGAAGGCGGGCAGCGCGAAGCGGGCATGTACGTGGTGTCATCGTTCAACCGCTGTATGCAGTTGGTGCGGTCGCGGGGGTCTAGGCTGATCCACAGCGTCGGATTGATGCCGTGTTCTACGAGGAAGTCATGTGCGCCCTTAATGGCGACAATTGGGCGTCCTGCCTTTTGGTGCGCCCGTATTTCTTCAACAAACTCGGGCATTGACCACCCGCTCGCCACCAGCACCATGTTGCCATCGTGTTTGGTGGGAGCGAGGGTCAACTCTGGCAGACCACGGCCAAGCGCCGAGCGGATGTTGGAACACAGTTCCTCCTCCGTACCCGCCGCCTGTACCGTGATCTCCAGCGGTTGCATTAGGTCGTGACCGAACCCGTTGCAACGTGGACATAACCCGCAATGCAAGTCACCGCAGAGGCCGAGGCCGCTGAGGTGGTTGCAACGAGGCCCGCCACAAGGCCACCCGACACCACGGCGTCGTCAAGCGACCCGGCGGTGGAGGTGGTGTAAAGCGGAACATTCGGCTCGCAGGCTACCAGCACGTTGACACGCGGCTTGCCGCCCAACTGCACCCAGCCGTAGTAGGCCGAGGCAATGGACACCTGCGCAAACCCGACCGCCTTTGAAGCAGCCGAGTTCGTCGTGGTCAGCGGAACCACCTTGTTATCCACCCGCACGGCAACTGCCGAGTAAGTGGCAACGGTGGAGGCCGCCTGCACGTAGATCGCCTGACCGCCATCGTCAAGGTTGACGGTGGTGCCGAGGTTGAATTGCGCAGTCGTGTCGGTGTAGCCGAGAGCAACGCCAATGAGATTGCTAGTTGAAACAGTCATTGTCGTACCCCTATCAGTTAATCAACACGCCTTGGAACTGGCTGCCCGAGCAGGTGAGGTTACCGGCCCAGCCAATCAGTTTCACAATAGCGTCTTGGTTGACGGCCTGACGCTCACCACCAATCGGAACGAAATTACGATCCTTATGGGGACGGAACATCAGGTACTTGGTATTGAGGAACCACATGTGGTTGGCGTTCCCCGAACCGCTGTTGTAGGTGGACGAACCGATACCACCGTCCAGCACAACGTCGGAGGCCATGCCTGCGCCGTAGTACTTGAGGGAGGCAAAGCCCGCGCCCGCCATGCCCGAACCACTCTCGGTGATACGCTGGATCGCTTGGAGCGATTGCAGGTAGAACCGATAATAGTTGTTGTCGGCCACGATCAGGTCAGGCTTGTCGGTTCCACGAACCAACTGCACCGCGAGGGCGTCCATGTAACCCTGCACGTTCTGGCTCGTCACAGCGCCCGTGCCGTCCCCCGTAGCGGAGAACTTCTTGGACTGCCAGAACGACCACACGGCGCGGTTGATGCCGCCGTAGGTGCCAGTCGTCGGGTCATCCGGCACAGCCGCAGCAAGGCCCGTGAGGTTCTTGCCCGCGTTGCCGGTGCCGTCACCGTACAGGTCACCGCTGATGCGGTTAGCCAACTGCGCTTCCGCAACCGACATACGACCATCAAGAAGGTCGATGATCGCCTCCTTGCCCGAGTTCTGGATCATTTCCAGACCCGAAATCGTCACGGCGCTGGCGTACTGCGTGATCGAGAACTGCGCCGAGGAAATCGGGCTGTTCTGACCCACGTTCAGCACTTCATAACCGCTGTACGAGTTGGTGTTGTTGGTGGTCGGATCGGTGTACATGATTTCTTGCAAAATCACGTTACCACCCGAGAACGTCTTGACGTTCCCGCGCTCCTTGAGGCGACGAAGCAACGCGTTGTTGTTCGTCACGTTGTCAGCGAGTTCACCACTACGGCTTTGGATGGTAGTAGCGATGATGTCGCTGATACTGGAATTGGCAAATGCCATTTTGATACTCCTATATCAGTTGATTACAAACGCGATTCCAGATCGGCAAATTGCTCCTCCAAAATCGCACGACGGTCGCTGCTTTTGGGAGCCGTGTTCCCGCCGGGTGTGGCGCTTCTGACACTCACCGCTGCTGCTCTGGCTGCTTTCGCAACCTTATTGGCTTCCCGCGCCTGTTTGCCTGCGATTTCGGCCTGTTGGGCCTTGCTCACCTGCTCAAACAGTTCGGGATTCAATCTAATGGCTTTATCGTAAGCCTCCTCAAGCGTTTCGGCCATGCCACTCTGTAGGAGTTGGATCATGGTCGGACGCGCATCCTCAAAATGTTCAGCCTTGAGGCTAAACGAGTTGATTTCGGTTAGCAGTTGCTGGTTCTGCTGCATTTCCTGCTGCTGCTTCCAGCCCATCACCTCGCCGCGCACGTTGTTCAGTTCGTTCTGTAACTGATAGACGAGCGGATCGACGCCGCCCTGCGGTATCCCGGGCTGCTGCAAGGCTTGGCCCTGCATTGCGCCCAAGTTGATGCCGTAGGACTGCGCGAGTTGATAGAAATACTGCAATTTCGTCTGCGGGTCGCTGTTCCGCAGTTTGTGGTCGGCTTCCATCAGCGCCGCAACCGCCTTTTCGGGTTGCAATCCCAGCCCTTGGATCGTCGTCATGTACGGCTGGATGGCTTCCTGCATCGCATCCGCAAATTGCGCCTTGGAGAGCAGCGGTTCTACGCCCGCACGCATCTGCTCCTCGCGCTGCCATGCGTATTCCTGCATCTTTGGGTCGGCTTTTGCCCAGATTTCGTGAAAATCCTTCTTCCACGATGCGGGTGGACGCTTCCAAACAGCCGGTTCAGCCTCCTCTTGCGGCGGCTCTTCGCGTTGCTGGCGAGTAAAGCGACCGCTTGGGTCGCGCCCAATGGCACTTTCTACGGGTTCACCGCGTTCTGCGGCCTCAAAGCCTTCCTCAAGCATCGCACGGCGGGAATCTTCAGCCTGTGGGGCTTCAGCATTCTGGTTTTCAACGTCCACGGTTAGCCTCTCCTGTGGGGATTGGTGAAATTCAACTCTTGACGCAACTGCCGGATGATCCGGTCAGCCTGATCGTTGGTCAGCCGCTGGTTGACCTCCCATTTCAGACGCTCCAAACGGCTGTTGTCCTGTTTGGGCTTGGGCAGGTGGCGGGCAGGATCGTCGTTGCCGACCTCCTCGCAATTGTTCGCCTTAAGGTGGCGACGATGCTCTGAGCGGGACGTAACCATCTGACCGTCAATCATGCTCTTGTAAGGCGTGATGTCGGGTTGGACGTAGTGATAGCGGCCCTGCGCATCCTTTTTGCGCTCAACGAACTCGCCGTCTAATAAAACATACGTGCGTTTCATTGATTAAGCGGAAGCGTTGGTAAAGTTTTATTCATCTGCGCGATGATGAGCCGCGTCTGCGCGTCCATGTCAGCCTTGTACTTGGCCGCTTCTTGCTGGCTTTGCAGTTTCATCGCTTCAATCTGCGCTTCAAACTGCTGCTTTTGCTGCTCCATCGCCAGTTTCGTCTGGTTCTTGAGTTGCTCCATCTGCATCTGCTGCTGGAGTTTGGCCTGCTGTAGCGCCGCCTCCATCTGCATGCGGCCCTGCTCCATCTGGCCTTTCTGCTGCAACTCGGCTTGCTTGCCTTGCTGTTCGCCATCCGGCTGCTGCTGTTGAGCGGCCTGCTGGAGTTGCTGCAACGTGGCGTCAATCTGGCCCTCAATCGGGCGCGCAGCCTTGAACGCCTGCATGCCAAAGCGCAGCAGTTCCATCATCATCGGCACCATCTGCGGGGACGCTTGGCCGACCGGGAGGGCTTGCGCGAGGAACCCGCCGAACGCTTGCAAGAACTGCATGCGATCCTGCTTGTTCTGGTTCTCGTCCAGCATCACAAGGCTGTCGGCAGCGATGTCCACGCGGAAGTTGCGCAGCGGCTTGTCCTTCAGCAGTTGCAGGGCTTGCGGGATCAACTGTTGATCCGCTGGCGTCATCTGCTGCGCTGCGGCGTAAGCAAGGATCGTCTCCGGCTGGTAGTGCAAGCACATGACCTGCGCCTTGAGCCGGATCAGTTCCGACGCATACAGCGCAACGTCCTCTTGCATTGCCCGCAGTCTTAGTCCTGCGTATTGGCCTTTGATCTGCTGCGCCGTCGCGGTTTCGCTAGCGGCTGAGACGCCTCGGATGATGTCTGCGATGCCCGTGATTTCGTAGATTTGGGATTTAATGTCTTCCCGGGCGCGGTAGCAGTTGAGGAGGGCGTTGGCGAGCGTGTCGAGCGGAAGGAGGTCAATGCTGCCTTTAAGGCCGCCCTTCTCGCTGAAAGCCATCCACTTATCAACTGGTATAAGTGCATTGTTGTCGCCCTCCGTCATCAGGCGTTGCAGGGCA